GTCAGTGAGGAGGTTGTCGGTTAATGTAATGTTTACTGGTGTACCCATAGTGGGTCTCCTGCAAGTTAATGCACAGTAATGCGGTTTATTCCGCTGTTAAGGGAAGATTCCCGGAAACTCTGGAAAAGGATTCCAGATCGTTTGGTTCCAGCAGTCGTGGAATAAGACTAGGAGGAACGCAAGCACAAGGACCTTTATACAAAGGATAAATAATACTTTTTCAAGAAAATCCATTGTTAAAGAGACTTATGTCGTGCTAAATGCTGCCAGAAATGACGGCCCGGTATTACTTGGGCCAAGGTAGCTAAAGCGTTAGACGCAGTCCACCAAGATTTACTCGGCTTCCATGTTGGAGGTTGTGCTTGTGGTACTGTACTTTGATACGTCCGGACGTACTCTCTTGTGGAGAGCTTGTTCGGTACAATCATCTTACCCTTAGTTTCCCAAGGACTCAATGTCTTCGTATGTTCATACAGCATCTTGCGAGAGTAGTTGAGACTCATATCGGTTATACCATCCAACGCGTCTAACGACGCTAGGTATTCGCCGACATTAAATCCCCAATCTATCACATGGCTAAAAGGAGTTACCTCCCATAACCATTCGATGGGCGACCCAAATGACAATTCTGAATAAGCAATGCCACGTGCGGGTTTAATCTTGTAATAGAAAACGACCCTCTCGTCCGCGATTCGCTTCCAAGAGACGTCATAGTCAAACAACAGCCCATTGCTTTCGCGCACCGTTTGTTGACCAGTATATGACCCACGTCTCCGTGTAGTCATACGCTTGTACAACGTGCGATCTAGTTTCTCAACCAGAGCCGCAACGGCTTCGCCTAGGTCTTGGGCAATTGGTTTAAGACCATAACTGTATCCAAGGTAGTGTCCCGCAATAGCTTTACGCGGTTGCTCCTTGTAGCGTCGGAGTTTCCTAATCCGAAACGCACTGTCTCTAACGGCCTTGGCATATGACTTAAACATATCTGTCGTCTGCCTGTACTCCACCATTGAGTTTCCAAGATTTACCTGGGTTCTCTCAATGCGCTTGCGTACCGCAAGCGGCCAATCCCAACTGGGTAGTGTCCCGTACTTCTTGAAAGGTACTCCTGCCACTGGCAGGTTATATATTACCTTTTGGGACCAACTATCAAAATAGGGATATTCGTGGTAGCCGACCTCTTCTTGATCAAAATATTGAAGAGGTAAAGCTGTCATGCTAGCGATTAAATC